TATCCTTGATACATAAATTGTAAACTATTTTCCATCGAGCTGCAGAAGCCCTAAAATCTCGACATGTTCCTACTTTATTTTTTGCACCAAAAATTAAATCTCGCGGGATACCGTATTCTTTAGCTACGGCATCAATCGCGTCTAATATCTTACCCATGTGCCTTTTTCGCTCTTATTGCGTGTTTTAACTTTTTAAGTTTCTTACGAATCTTTTTAATCTCGACATAGATCAGCATCAATGCCACATCGTGGGGGTCTGATGGCGTTAGATCGTCGATTGATTTTTTATTGTCCTTGGGCATTACTTCTCTCCTAATGCCTTGCGGGCTTGGCGTAGGTCTTTAATAGTTATGCCAAACGCTATCGACATATCATCGCTGCCAAGATGAACATCGCTGGCGTCAGCAAACGGTTTTAACGCTGCCTCTAGTTCAGCGATACGCATATTAAACATTGCAATTTCAGCTTCCAGATACCATTCTCTCGTTCGTGCATCTGTCATTGCCACTAGATCTCTCTGTGCGTCGGTTACTGGTGGCCCATTAAATAATCCCATCAACTTTCTCCAAATCTGATCTTTCCTCAAGATGATGCAAAATATCCTCACCCTCTCTCATCAAAAGGTCAGGTATCTCTGTCGCCATTGTCAGTTCATTGCGTCTTGCTTCCGGCGAGCTGCCGTATTTAAACAACTTTTCCATCCAATATTCTAACATCGCAATACGTCTCGACATTCGTTTACGGTTCCAAAGATAGGTATCACACTCGAATTTCATTTGATGTTCTAGTTCCTCAATCCGTTTTGCTTGCGCCTCTAATGCGTCGGAGGCTTCATTGCAAAAGCTCTCAGGCCAATCTGTATTGCAACAGCATTCGCTGGCTGACTTAGAGGCACAAGTGCAGTTTAACTTTTTGCCGCGCAATCGCTTCACAAGGTCTGAATAGTCAGTCACGTCAATCTCCATTACATTTGTGTTTGAGCACCATACAAAGCTAGTAACGCCGCCTCTGCCCTGCCGTGATCTTTCTTGCGGCGAAAATGTTCGCTCTTAGGCCACTGGCTAATAGCCAGCGCCCTTGCCGCCTCTTTATCCGCCGAAAGGCCAAAATGCCTCTTCCACTTACCGGGGGACACATCAACTCTTCTGATGCCTGCCGCTCCGATAACGCCTTTCGCGACGCCATATGCCATACCAAAATTGAAGACCGAACTAACGCCTTGCTTCGGCATCGCGTGGACGCTTTCGACAACTGCCATATCCGGCGCGTGATGCTTAATGAGCTCAAATAATGCCGTCGCATTTATTTCTTTTCCTATAATCGGCACGTCATACGCCGCAATAAGATGAATATCGTTTGTGTAGTAAAACGCTACGGCTCCTGACGCGCCAGGATCAACGCCCATTATGCATTTGTATGTCATTCTTTTTCCTTTGGCCTGATGGCGGTTTTTAACTCATTTGAAATATCATCAAGCATAGAAGCAAATTTAATTATATGCTCTTCATATTCGTCGCTGACGTATCCATCTGTGTCTTGGCGACAAGCGTCTATAAGAAGTTCGTGAATAGCTTTTTTTATGTCTACGTGGACGTGATAGCCGTCTTCTGCAAACTCAGATAAATAGATCGTTAATTTCTCAGGATGTTCTGATATTTCCCAAAACCCTACAGTAAGATCTTCCTCTAACGCTATCTGAAGAACGTCGCTTGATATTTCTCTGACGCGGTCTTCTGTTTTTCCAATTGACTTTTCTATATTATCCCTGGCTTTTTGGATTGTTTGTTCCATCATTGTTTCAAAATCATCAAAAGCATCTTCAATTTTTTTATCTATAGAAAAAAGATCCCAATGAGATAAATCGACCTTTCCTTCAAATGTAAGACCCTTATTTCCATCGCGCTTATTCATATCAATTTCCCCTTAGTGCATATTTGGACGCTCAAGCTGCCCTCCCGGATTTTTTTTGTCAAGTGGGTTGACGGGGCGGTTTTGTGTAGTCAGGGTGACACAAATCAAAATTGAGATTGGATATTATGAAAAACCCGTTTGAAATCCACGGCATACCACACCTATCCCCGTCAACATGCAACACATACGTCGGAAGCCCCGCCTCCTTTGTCCTTGAGAAATGCTTGAAGCAACGAGGCCAGGTAGGCTGCGCCGCATTCAGGGGGACCGCGGTAGAGGCCGGAATTGCTCACGGCTTAGAGACAGGAGCCTTAGACGATGAATGCATCCGCGTCGCAAATGAAAAGTTTTATGAGCTTTCTGCGATCTCCCAGGACCCGCAAAAAGAAAAAGAGCGTGCAGCTGTTGCAGATATGGTCCGCGTCGGCCTCAAAGAGCTTAGACCTTATGGGCCTCCGACTGGCGCGCAAGGAAAGATCGAGTATCGGTTTGAGGGTCTCCTCGTCCCATTCATTGGTTACTTTGATTTTGAATGGCAAAATCACAAAATTATCGTAGACCTTAAAACGACGCACGCCATACCATCTAAGATAAAGACAAATCACGCGCGACAAGTGGCGCTATACACTGCCGCAAAAGGTCACGACCTTGATCCGCGTTTGGCTTACGTAAGCACTAAAAAGAGCGCCGTTTATCGCTTGGAGAATGTTGAGGAGCACGTCGCGACGTTAGGCAGAATAGGGCTTGCAATTCAAAAATTTCTATCTATCAGTGACGATCCGATGGAACTTGCCGCGCTTGTTGTTCCTGATGTTGACAGCTTTTATTTTAATGATCCCTTTGCGCGACAGGCAGTCTTTGACATCTGGAAAATGTGAGAGCTTCGTCCATTAAGGACAAGAGCAAGCGGCGGGCTAGATCGTCGCATAATGGAGAATAGTTATGGCATTAGGCATTAATTACGAGAGCGCTGGCGGTGGTGATTTCCTTCCTATCGTTAAGTATGACGCCCGCGCCGGCAAGATGTTTCGCGTCGATCGCGTAAATGGCGAGAGCCAAAATACGGATATCTCAAGAACATTTAAGGCTGTCTTTGACCTGGAGAACCTTGAGACTGGTTGGATTGATTTTGAGAGCGGGGCTCCGCAGTTTGCAATGGCAGTCCTTGGGTCTGGCCCAAAGCCAGAGCAGCCAGGCGACACTTTCCGCGAAGGCGTCCGCTTCATTGTTAAGCTTGGCAAGGATTGCGGCGGAGACATTAGAGAGTTTGCGTCAACCGCTAAGGCGTTTATGCGCGGCCTTGATCAGCTGCATGACGAATACAAGTCTCAGTCTTCTGCCAATGCAGGCAAATTGCCAATTGTATCACTTGAGGATACAGTGGCTATCACTTCGGGTGAAGGGGCCCGTAAGTCGACGAACTACGCGCCAAAGTTCAAGATCACGGGTTGGGTTGCTCGTCCTGATGACCTTGTCCACAAGGAGCGTAGCTCGTCGGCTAAAGTATCAACAACGCCGCCGTCAACTGGCTCCACCAAGGTTTCGGCTCCCGCGGGCGGGGATGATGACTTTGGTTGATAAGAAAGATTAGGTGGATTGTTTCCATCTAATAAAGGGGTGTGGTGTTACAATGCAAAGCCGCATCACACCCCGGCTTAATAGGGAATTGATATGCGATTTTTAATAACGATGAACATGCCATCTTACACAGATAACCTTGTTCACCAAATGCATGTCGAGCACAAATCATCAAACAGTCTTGAGGATTTTGTTCGCGCTCTTAACGAGAATGATTACGTAGTCGTTGAAGAGTTTTATAAAGATCGCTATTCAGCAAACTATATTAGTCGTGGCAATGTCGCGATTAATCATCGCTACGTGGGCAAGGTTAAAGTTTTTACCAATCAATATGTGTGAGAAATAGGAGATAGATATGCATCACAAGGAAGCATTACTCACTGCCGCAAAAATCGTTGACGACAGATCAAAGCAATACGGATCACCTGACGCATGCTTTGAAATCATTGCGCGCATTGCAACGGCGACAATGGGTGAGGAATACACGCCTTACGATATTGCAATGATCTTGCATTGCGTGAAGCTTGGTCGCATGCAGGAGAAGCGTGCGTATGAAGATAATTACGTTGACGCCATGAACTATTTAGCGTTTGCTGGTCAGTTTGCTGCGGGTCACGTCGCGTCAGAGATAGGCATGAAGGGCGTCGGTCTTCCGGGCAATACGCTTTCTTTTACGAAGAAAACAAAAAACGTCCCGGTAGACTTGGATGCTTTGTCCGATGAAATACTTGGCCCCGCCGAGTAATAACAATGGCCGCACACGTTGCGGCCTTTTTCACTGCAGGAGATAATATGTCTGACGATCCATACGCCGACGGCTACGCTGCCGGCACAAAAGCAGAGTGGTCTAAGTGCGTTCAGGTTTGTGAAGCTTGGCAATCACAGACCTATATTCAGTCGCATTACGGTAATTATGGCGACTATGACCTGAAGGTCATTTTAAAGGTGGTTGGTCTTATCAAGCAGGACATTGAGAAGACAATACTTTAATGGAGGCTGCATGCGCTCAATACTTTTGAGAGCTGACAAAATAGCATTCACTCTG